TCACATACTCAAACAGGTCAGCCCACTCCTTCTTGTTGTTAATCTTACGAGAGAAGACAACCTGAGACATCTGCTCTGGTGAGTTAAGATTGATAGGTGTGTCACCCATGATCTCACGTACCTTGTGTTGTAGTCGATCCTCAATGTCTGCCTTCTCACGCTCAAACTCTAAACGCACACCTTCTAGGGCTGTTCGATCCACCCTGATTCCTGACATATACATTCTGGTAAGGGTTTTACAGGTACGGAAGGTGACATCTCTGATGGTGTGTAGGGACTCGCTTTCGGGTTCACTGTAGTCTGCTTCGATGCTGTGGAACAGCTCACGAGTTGTGTCGAGATCACACCTAAGATAAAAGCTAAGCTCACTGAGAGGAATCTCATTGGTGTTATAACCCTCCTTAAAGTAACGCTTGAGAGTGTCATCCTTCTGAGCGTTAAGGTTTCTACGTTCTGCACAGGCCTCTAGGCTTAGTGGCTCCTTCTGACCGCGCAGTAAGATATACTCTGCGAGCATAGTGTCATAAACATCCCCGTCATACTTGAAACCACACTCCCACAGCCACATGAGATCGTGCTGCGCATTGTGCATGATTAGAAGAGTAGTCATATCTAAGACTTGCTGAACTAGCTTACGCCCAGCGCCACTGGTGTCCTTCTTCTCAACGTGATCTAATGTTACAATGTGTAACTCTTTGTCATTGTCTGCATTCTGCATACCGACTTGCACAAGGAAGTTACCCTCCTCATAGGGATCTAAGTGTAGCTTCTCCCTACGTTTGTTTGTTGTGTTCTCAACGTCTAATACAAGTCTCATCTCTCTCTCCTCTAGGCTGTATATAGTGATCTCGCCCCGTCTAACTCACAGTGTACAACACCATGCCAACCACCCTTAAGCTTATTCTTAGCTATATTCAAGTGTCGTTGTGTGTCTTCCTCATCGGCACCCTCTACAATGGGGTTCTTAGAGATCAGAACCATTAGGTCTGCCTCTGCTGCTTTACCTGTCTTACTGCCTTCCATCATGGACTGGTCTACATAAACCTTACCCTCTGCTACAGCACTTAACTGTGACATCCATACAACACAACAGTTGTATTGCTTAGCGATGTTACGAGCATAGATAGCTGCATCTTTTAGGTACACATCGGACTTATCACTAGTCTTACTAGCAAACTTGTCACCCATGTCCAAGATCAATATGTCAGGCTTCTCTTGTTTAACGAGAGACTCAACCCACTGCATATCCTTGTTGGTGCTATCCTTGATGCGGATATTAGTTCTGACAGGCTCGTAGCGGCTACGTGCGAGGGATACGTTAGCCTTAACCTCATCCATAGACATGTTAGAGGCTGCGCTAAGGTAACGTGCTCCTACACGCTCATACGCCTCCTCATTACATAGCACTACACACTTAGCACCCTGCCTTGCCCAGCCCTCTGGCCCTGCAATCAGTGAAGCATGGAAGGATGTCTTACCTGTGTTAGGCCGTGCGCCTACAAGTAATAGGTGACCACCACTCACACCCTCTACCTTACGGCGTAGACTTGGTATATTGAACTTCCACTGCGTCTGCAGATCGTTTGCCTTGAGTAGCGTGTCGATACTGATGTCTTCCCACTCAATGCGAAGGTTAGGTGTGAAGTCATCCTTGTAGTTCTCTAGCATACGTCTAAGAGGTTCTAGGCTGGTCTGTGTGCCGTTAACAAAGTCAAAGCCAAGGTTGGCTACCTGCTCACCTACATACTGTTGAAACATCTTGCCAAGAACATCTGTAGCAATCTCTTCCTTGATAGTGCTCTCTCTGTCTATCTTACGGAAGAGATCAGAGTAGGCAGTCTTAGTGGCAGTAGTCATTGTCTGGTTCTGAGAGTAGAACAAAGCCTCTAAGTCTGATGTATTAAGATCACCATCATATGTACGCATCGCTGCATCTAGTGCCTGTTTGATCTTACGCACATCCTTGGTAAAGATTTTGTCTGGGCAACGTATACCCTTGTGTTGTTCATAGAAGTCACGACTAAGTAACGTCTTAATTAGTGCCAGTTCCATCATTGTTTCTCTCTCCTACAAAGATACGGTATATTACTTCCAGTGCAATCAGAGGCCACAGGAAGGCGAACTTGATAGGGCCAGAAGTATTCTCCTCAGGATCTTCTGGCTCTACCATATGATAGAATAAGGGAAGTGCTAACACATAAACTGCAAAAGCACCACCCAAGAAATACATTCCCTCATCACTCATGTCTCACCTCCAAGTAGTACGCCCCTTCCTTGCTTTTGTATGCAGCCATCAAGTCTATCCACTGCTGTGCGCTCATGAGTATTAGCTGGTATGAATCCATGTCTGGTTCATACTGTCTGATGTACACATCACCTCCATCACCCAAGATAACCTCAACATCTTCATACATATCACTTTGATCTAGTGTTGTGATTACTGCTGCATCTGATTCAAACTCAACTGTGTACATCGGGTTGCTCCGCTACAAGAATGTTGACGTGTGCTACGTTACCCTCAACACGAGTGATAACATACTCTAGCCCCGCCTTAGTGAGTAACAATCTTAGTTGACCTATAGGTATCATAGCTTATCTTCTCCATTAAGTTGATTGATACGCATCTGACAATAGCGTTGAACTTTCTCTAAGTCAATGATCTCACTTTCTACCTGCGTCTTACCCTCGTACATCTTGTAACCTGCACGACTGGCATACTTAATAATGTTGCCACGCCAGAAGTCAAAGCCATTACGCATGATGTATGTGATAGGCTCAATGGCCCACCGTGCATAGTGCTTAGGTTCATTCACGATGTCTGCTGTATGCTCTGCTAATACTGTGTTACTGAACTCGTGATCTCTCATTACGCTATCCTTGTATGCTTGCTCTGCTGCTACTAGCTTCTTCCACTGGCTCTTTATCATTACTCTTACCATTCCTTTCGTCACGTTCCTGTGCCGCTTTACGTTCCTCTGGTGTCATAGGTCTGATGTCACTAAAGTCTGCCTCTAAAGGCCACTCATTATCAGTCATCATCATCCTCCGTTAGTGCATCCCACGACACAGGGAATAGTTCAATCATCTTATGATCTATTTGTCGTGCTACCTCTCGTGTCTCTGACTGAGTATCAGACTTGCAGCGTAAGTTACACATATCAGCGAAGGCGTCAAGACTACCTGACCAGTACCACTCCGTCATGTGGTTCAGAGGAAGGATACCCCTTGCTTGTTCCTCACAAACGCCTGTCTGTAGTAGGTATCTGTACTGCTTATCCGCTTGAATGTGAACCTGTTTGATCACTTCATCCTGCTGTATGCTAAGTATCAGAGGGTCACCACTACCCTGCTTCTTATCTTTGGCGGCAGAACGTAGCTTAGGTTGGTAAAACTCTGGCTCATCTTTAACATAACGCCTGGATATTTCGTTCCATCTCAAGAACTTATGCTTGACTAACTGACGTGCTACGAACACTGGTGCCTTGATGTGAAACGATGCGAAGCAGTGACCGAATGGACTGATGTGCTTGTGCTTGGCAAGGTAGCGGATCAGCTTATCGTCTTTACCTTTTAGTACTGGTGGCCCCCAAGGATCGTCTTCCATCTCACTTGTCTTTCCAAAGCTGACCCGTGCTGCGTTAGCTACTGTCAGATCTGTACCCATGTGGTCAACGTATGTTGCTTTAATCATTGATGCGTACTCCAATACACTCTAAGGTCTCTTGTTTATCGTTGACTAGAACAGAGGCAATACGAAGCTCTGTCATGCACTTTGTTTCATTGTCGAATGTGCCAAGGTGATGATACCTAACACCCTGCTCTGGCACAGCGTTAAACCATATAAGTAAGAACATTAGTTTCATTAGAAGGGTACCTCTCCGTTAGCATCTCGTGGATCTACATAATATCCTGGCTGCATATAGTCAGGCTTGTTTGCGCTGGGCTTAGGGTGGACACTCTCTAGTCCCATATCTTTGAGGAAATCTTTTAGATCATTCACGATAATAACTCCTTTAATCTCTCTAGGTCACCAGTTAGCCTATACTTGATGTCATCGTCAAGCCTAAAGGCTGTACTATTTGCATTTGTCCATAGTGTTATTTCTCTGCTGAACTGCAAGGTCTTGTGTGCAGCATCAGGATCTAGTGCTACTATGACATTATCATACTGACTTATTTTATTCATGTGTGCAGATGTCAAAGCTGTGCCAAGGATAGCCATAGCTGTAACATTGGGAAACTCTTGGTAAGCAACCATAGCAGAGACACAATCCTCCAGTACAAGTAGATTTCTACCTGTTCCTATAGTATAGTAGTCAGCCTTACCTGTGTAGCGATACCACTTAGGTAACTTCTCGCCTACTGCACGTCCATTAGCGTCTACAATGCGTCCCTTGTAGTGTATCGGGAATACAACACGTTCATCCTTAACGTCATAGAGTAGTCTCCTGTCTACTATACCCCAGCGCCGTGTGAACCTGTGAAACTTGTCATGTTCTGCTGTAGGCTGTACGACATACTCAGGTATCTCCATAGTGTCAGGCTCTAATTGTATAGGCTTCTCCTGTTTAGCCATGAGTATCTTTATCTCTGCTGCTGTGAGGTCAGTGTGGTGATACCCGCCAATGCTACAGTCTAACTTGTAACAGTTATACTTGATCTGCCCCATCTCTTTGGTGACTGTGAATGTGTTTTTACTGTGGCATGAGGGGCAGTTCATACGTCTACTCTCATCCTCACGCAAGTCTAAGCTGTCTAGGTACTTACGGATGTTCATGATCTACCCTTACGCTTTGCTGCAAAATGTTCCTCCTCAAAGGTATGTATACAATGACAATTAGCGCACAGAACTTCACACTTAGCTATCTCTGCCTTGATATCTTGCTTACCTTTAGTATGCCTGCCAAGGTACATCTTATGTATCTTCTGCCCTATCAGGAAACATTTATCTTCAGGGTTTATGTGGTTGAACTGTAGCGCCTGTGCGTTTTTATTATAGCCACACTTAGCACAACCCTTCCTTACTTTGTAACGCTTCAGTACAGCCTGTCCGTAATCGTAGTGCTTTCTCATTCGTAGATTATCATTACGCTTTGTTGCTTCTGATCTAATCTTAGTCATCATCATTACCTCTCGCTGCTAATGCCTTGCTGGCTCCACTGAATGTATTAACCATGTAAGGCTTCACGCTGTTGACACTCTTGTGTCCTGTTACCTGCATAATACCTGCAAGGT